GATACTTGTCCACCTTGTTCTAAATGTTTCATCATGTTTTCCATAACTTGTGCACCTTGATCTATATCTCCACCACCTGCGTTTCTAACAGCATCTGCAGTAAATACAAACTCATTTACACTTAATCTTGCAGGCACATCGTCTGCTTTTTCTTCTCTTCCTATAGGTACAAACCCACCTTCAGCTCTGTAATCTTTTTCCATACCACCAAGGTCCATGATCCCACCTTCGGCCATTTCTTTAGGCATTTGTCTAGGTAAATTTTGTGAATTTATTATAGCATTAATAGAGTTAGGGTCTTGTTGAGTTATAGTTTGAATAGTATCTATATCCATACCTCTTCCATGCATATCTAAAATCATTTGTGTTGTTTGTTCATCAAGAACAGGACCTGCATTTTGATATCCTATTCTCCCACCGTTAGCTGCGTTTTGATATACTTCTAACATTTCTCCTGGTGTATATTTTCTTGATGCAACTGAGGGTAAAAAATTTAAATTTGCTGCCATACCTTGTTTTTGATCTAATATGTTTGCAGATTTTTTAAGGTTAGCTAACTGTAATGCTGTTTCATCCGGAGCCGTAGAAATTGTATTTCCATCCTCATCTTTTTTAGTAAACAATCCTGCTATTGCACCACCAACTGCTGGTATAATATATTTATCTATACCACCTGTACGTGTTTCATTGCCTTGTTTATCTTCACCTCTTTCACCTTTAAGTAACGTATCAAAAGGATTCTCATAACCCTCACCATACTTTGCATCTTCTCTATCAACTCTTTTTTGTGATCTTTCTTTTAAACTATCGAAAGTTTCGTCAGTAAAAGCTACTTCAATCGGGTCTTTAATATATTTTTGAAAGAACGATCCAATACCATATTGTTTTCTACCATCAACACCCATGATACCACCATACGCTGCCATCTGTCTGTCAGGTAATACTGGTCCTGTAGGTTTAGGTTGAAAAGGATTAACTGGTTTTGTTGGGTCTTGCGGTAAAGGATTGCCACCAGCCATTTGACCTTCAGCTAAAGCTTGTTGTAAAAATTGTTCAAAGGACATGGGATCTAATCCTTGTTCTATCATGTCGTCAAGATACTTAGAGTACTCTTCTTCTAGTTGAGCCATCATCATTTGTTCCATCTCTTGTGGAGACTTAGGACCTTCGTTACCACTATACTTTATAGATGGTGCGTTAGTCTCTAATTCTTCTGAAATTTGTATATCTTCTATTCCCATGGTTTTGTCAGTTTACTTTGTTTTTCCTACTAAATCAAGAGTTGGCATGATAACTTTTACGTCTTGTGCCATGTCTTCATTCTTATAACCCTTAGCTTCCCAGTCTTTTCTTTCCTTAAAAACCTCTCCAGTTTCCTTGTGTCTGTAAGTTTCTTCTACCTTAGCGTTGTATACTTTCATTATGTTGTTACCTCTTTTTTAATATTTAGATAGCTAATAGATACATCAAACGAGTCAGAAGTGCTTGATTGCACTGTAAAGGCTTTTCCACCTTCTACTATTAGCGGCTGTGTTAATAATTCTTTAGTTTGATTAGCTGTTAATGCTATAGATTTAATAGCTGTAATACTGTTGTTAGTAACAGTAACAACCGGTGTACCAGCAGATGTAACTAATATTGATTTAATAACTATAGTCTCATTAACTGCAGGAACACTAGCACCTAAAGGTGTAAGAGCGGCGCCACTTGTACTATTATCTATACCTGCAAATTTATATTGGTTTACTACTGCCATTAATCTAAAAAGAAACTTCTAGCTTCTATCTCCTGTTTTAATTCTTCTTGAAATGTTGTGTTAAGTTTCTCAAGAACTGCATCTAAATCTCTAACTAAAGACTGTGCTACATCTTCTTCATACTCAGAGCTTGCTCTAGTTAATGTTTGTACTATCTTTGCCATTATATCCCTAACATATTTTTTAACATATTAAATCTAACTTGTTCTTCGTCATTAAGATTACCTTTTTGTAACAGTATTTTGTATTCATCTTGTAATGCATTTGCATTTTCTAATGTATTTATTCCATCTCTATTATTATCTGTATTTGTATTAATAACAGGTTTAGTTTTATTTTTAGTTTTAGAAACTAAATTATTTGTTAAAGAATTTTTAAAAGATTCTATAACATTTTTATCTTTAAGTCCTATGTTTTTAGTTAACTTTTCTACTGTCTGAAATGGTTTACTAACATTTTTTCCTGTAAGATTTGAAAGAGTATCTGTTACAAATTTTGCTCCCGAGTATAATGATTTTGCTTTTCTATATTTTGCAAACAATCCAGGATTAATTGCAAACATACCTGCATTAAGTAAAAAATTTCCCATAGAAAATTTTGGTTTACTCAAAGGATTATCACCAGGCATAAAAGAATTAGTTAATAAATTTCCGTCTTTAAAAAAACTTATACCTTTATCTGTTATATTTGGAATAGGTGCGTCTAGTATTGATTGTTTAACCCTTGCTCTTTCTCTTTCATCTCTTGTGTCTGGTGTTACATTAAATTTTTCACCACCAATTATTTCATAAGCCGGTGGTGCTGTAATTTTATTTTCTGTTCTAGTTGTAACTCCTAAATCAGCAGGACCCTTAAAAGTAACAGGCGCCGTTTTAGGTGCCGGTGCAATATATTGTGTAGTTCTATAAGTTTCTCTAGCTGGAGCACTGGGTCCACTGGGTCCACTGGGTCCACTAGGTCCACTAGGTCCACTAGGTCCACTAGGTCCACTAGGTCCACTAGGTCCACTAGGTCCACTAGGTCCACTAGGTCCACTAGGTCCACTAGGTCCACTAGGTCCAGCACCCATGTCCATTCCACCACCTCTAAATCTAACTCTTTCGGTTCTAATCTTTTTATCTATCATTACCGTCTTCCTCCAGCATGTATATCTAACCTAAAAGTCCCCAATTTCCAACTACTATCCACTGCTGTGTTAGATATTGTAAGAGCTATAGCTCTTGCTCTTGCACGTGTATCTACTTTTGTTGTTGTAGATGATATAGTAAATGGACCAAGTGATGAGCTAACTGCTGTGTCACTAGGATAATCTCTTAAATCTAATTGTATAATAGCATTTCCTTGTTGTGCTATAAAGTCAGGAATAATTCTACTTACTCTCATAATGTTTTCACCATCACCTCTAAGGTCAGCCATGTTTGTAGCGGCTCCTCTTACAACTTTTTGTGTAATATCATAGTCACCAGATGTAATGTTTGCTGGAATTGCAACAGCATTTGATGCTGCTTCTTGTTGATTAACTCCTGTTTCATGTTCAAAGTAAATTGTTATACCATCTGTATTACCTTTTACATCAAACGATGCATCGTCACCAGCATTGTATTTAGTTGCATGAGGTAAACCAAATACCGAAGAATCTTCCCAAGTTGTTCTAGGAAATAAACTACTTGCATTTGTAAACCATATAGGTCTTTTAGCAGTTGAATCTAGATAACTATATGTAACTGCTCTGTTAACATTGTTTGATGTAGCTGTTGGATAGAACCAAGTAATTTCACCAAACAAATTATTAATACCACAGTAAACCAATTGATTAGATGTAGTATTAAGATCATCATAAACATAATCTTCAACTAAACAGTCCATAGATTCTAGTTTACCAGTGTATCTAAAGAAACCATTATCAGACATCCAGTACGCAGCACCGTCAACTTCAACAGCTGCATTCTGTCCTATCAATCCACAGTTAGTACCTACTTGTTCAAAAGCAAATGTAAATGGAGTTCCAACAAATCTCATAGTAAATAAAGATGTGTCAGACCAAACATAAATTGCATTTCTACCAAGTTTAGCTCCAATGATCCGTGATCCGGCGGCCAGTCTTTGTGTACCAGCACTATTTTCTGCGGTAGGTGCATAGTCGTTAATATTTTCTTGAGAAGAAAATCTTATAAACATGTCGTCTTGTGTAGTCTTATCACCTATGGTTGTTTCTGTTCCAAAAAATACTAAGTGACGGTCAGGAGTAGATACTAACATATCACGTGACGCTGTCGGTGCACCTGATATAATAGTTGCACGTGTTGCTGTTGCATTTGTTGCATCACCATCCCACTCAAAACATTCACCATTATGTATTAATGCTATTAATGTTGATCCTAAATTATCCAATGCCCATAAACCAGGATCAATAACTTGGTCAGTGTTAGCTGCAGCTGAACCCCATCCGGTAAAACTAGATGAGTTAGTTACTGTTGCACCATTAGAATGAGTTGTAGCTGTGGTTCCTCTAGCTGCTCTTCCTATACCTGTTAATTTATTTCCAGAAATACCTGTATACGATATTTCTTCTGTTCCTATTGTAACATGGTTTGTACCCGTAGATGGAAAACCTGTTGCATCAGTCAATGTAATTTCTGTAGCAGAACCATTATTTCCCCCTGACGTAGCACTAATGGCACCATTTAAAGTATTGGTTAATGCTCCTAATATATTACCACCCCACAGTGCAATACCCCAACCAAACGCACCAAGTTGTTCTGGTGGTCCGACGTGATAGTATTGATAATATTTAACACTTCCAGATGTAGTAGCACCTGATCCTGTTTCATTATTATCCATTGTAATAGTAATAGTTGTGTCTGTTGGAACACTAGTTACCATATATTTTATGTCATCAAAATCTGCTGCTGCATAATTAGAATTAGTTGCAGTTGAAAAATTACTAAATAATATAATATCCCCTGCTACAAAACTATGTGGTGAAGGAAAAGTTATTGTAACTGTGTTTGATCCATTTGTTGTAGTAAAACAATTTGATAAAGTTGTGCCTGATGGATTAACTAATGGGTGTATGTCATAATACACACCTCCAGAATAAACATATAAAATTCTGTTAGTTCCTATAGCTGAAAATTTTGTAGAATCTTTGTTAACAAAATGATGCAAACCTCTTGTAGCACCTGTTAATTTATCTTGTCCTAATTGATTCCAGCCACCTATCTTTTCAGGTGTACCATATCTAAAACGAACATTTTCTCCATCAGTCCATTGTGATTCAGCACCTGTAGAGGTAACTTGTTTATTAAACCCTGGTAAGAACCCTAATTTTTGTAACATATAACTCCATTTATGTATTCCTTATTGGTGGAACACCTAACATTGGCCTTCTGTCGAACCTGTTTTTTTCAGCAAAAGGACCATTTACATGGTTATAATGAAGAAACACTTGTCCGCAAGTAGTTCCTTTAAAAGGTTCTCTCCAATGCTCTAATTCACATCCACTATATACCAGCATATCGCCTACTTCAAGCAGGACTTTTGTGCCTTCTGGAGCGTTGGGTTTGTGTATATTTTTGTATTCATTAATAACATTGTCAGTTCCTGTGCCATCTATAAATATAGGCCAAGGATCACCTCCTAAATTAATGGTAGTCGATATCTCACAACTAGGTCTATCTTTGTGTCTTTTTAATTCATCTCCATGTTTATATAATCTAGCATAGGAATAAGTAGGACATAGGTTTAGGCCGGTTTCTTGTTGCATTACAGGTAATACTTTAACAAGTAAAGTTTCCATTACAGGATCTGCATAATGTGAGTAAGTGTTTGGAATCTGTTGATCTGTCCATGTTCCAAGCATTCCTGTATCGTATGTAATATTATTATCATACATAAATTTAACAGCATCACGTTTAAGTAGAAAATAGTTAAATATAAAATTAGCTAACTCATAGCTAATTGCTTTTTTAATTACTTGATATTTATTAAAAGCCATCTTGTATAAAATTAAAACTTACTGATATTCTTATATCATTTGATTTATTAGGTTCAACGCTATGCCACAACCAGGAAGGAAACATAATTATTCTACCTTCAACAGTATCTAAATGCACTTCTCTCCACAAATGTTTTGGTGGTTGACCTGGTTTTCTTGTAGGCATGTTTGTTTGTATTCCCGGTCTTGGGTCGTATAACATTATTTTACCACAATTTTCCTGTGTTTTTACATAATACACACCACTATATAAACTGTTAGGATGTATGTGTGGTTTGTTATATCCACCAGGATAATTTATGTTAGCCCACATATTACCAATCTTTGGTTGTCTGTCTAACCATTCTTCTTTATACATTTGATGTTGCATTTTAAACAATTCATCTACTAGTAATTTAAATTGTGGCATTTCATGCATATTAGTTTGACTATGCCAACCATTCATATTTGTTTTCTTTACACCTTTGTCTTGTTTAGACCAAGCAACAATATCATTAGCTAGTTGTTGATTATCTAGTTTAACATCTTCAGCAAATATAAGTGTTGGGAAAAATCCTTCGGCTATCATCTAAAAGGTTTACCTCCAAACCAACAAACTAAAGACTGTCTTATTCCTTTAGTTACTGGATTAACTCTATGATTTAAAAATGATGCAAATATAATTGCATGACCTTGTTTAAGTTCTGCAAATTTACCTGGTGCCATTAGTTCTAAATCACCGCCTTCAAACTCTGATGGATCATTTAATAATAATGTCATTGATATTTTTCGCACTGGTGGTTCGTGTTCCATGTTCACATCGCAATCCATATGCCAATCATAGAAACCACCTTCTGGATATTCTGTAAACTGTGCATTCTCTGTTATCTGTATGTCTCCAAAACCAAAATGATTTTCATTTGCTTTTTGTATAAAGTTATTAAGGTCTTGATACATATGTCCCATTTCTTTAAAAGGTATCCAACTAATTGTAGTGACTCTTTTTTTTGTATCCGTTCCTCCTCCTGGTTTACCCATACCTACTTGAGCTTCTTGTGGTTTTTGTGCTCTACCTGATGCAATAATCTGTCTGCATTGTTCGGGTGTAAACAGTGGTGTGGTTGTTTGAACTATCCAACTTTTCCATTTTGGTTCTGTGATGTGTCTGTTTTCGTACATTAACTTACTCCTCTATTTTGAATTGGGTCATACTGCACATCCATATTTGCAGCAAGTGTTCTTCTATATCCTGGTCCATTAAAAGGATAAACACAATGTCTCATGTCATATGGAAATATATAAAAGTCTCGTTCTTGAATATTTGGTTGATAGTCTACATTTGCAAAGTGTCCATTAGCTGAACCCAGTATTTGTAGTCTACCATTTTGTGGTTGATTAGGTGATGAGTATTCTACACCATAAGATTCTGGTAATTTTAAAATCATAACACTTGATAGACCTGTAAACAATGATCCTTTGTGCACGTGCACTGGATTGTATTCATGCTCAAACATAGTGTTAACCCAAATAGAATTTAAATGTAAATCATATTGTTTAACTTTATTCCATTCTAAATAATGTCTAAATTTTGATTCAAGCCAACCTAATACGTTATCAGGTAAATGATTATGTCTAGTCATCTTTGGACTATCATCACCATTAAAAAATAAACTATGTTCTTTTTCTATTTTACCGACTAATTGTTTATTAGCAGGTTTTAACTCAGGATATTTTGTTTCGTAAATATGATTAATAGTATTAAACACGTCAAGAGGCACTTGATACTTTAATACTGATTGACCTAAAAATACAAAATTAAAATCTGATGTGTCCATATTTCTGTCTTATCCTTTCTGGAATTTTTTCTATGTAAGGATTATATACTTTTCTTACAGGTCCATCAAATAGTTTATGCATATTACTACCGACTACTTTATCATCATAAGATAAACCATTTACATTAACTTGATCTACGTTATCAAATCTATGGTTGAAATAAGGTTCGCCTATAAACTCATATATTTTTCTAAACTCTTGTTCTGGGTTTGTAACCATGTCATCGTATTTTACATAATGACAAATATCTTTATAATTATATGAATTTTTTATAGCTTCCAAATCTTTTGCAACTGCACCATCTTTATTCATAATCATCATTAATTTTTCTTCATCGTTTTTACAATTATATCTATTAACAAATGCGTCAGGGTTTTCTGTGTACCACTGCATATAACTAGCTAACACATCCATTAAATCTCTAAGTAATACTATACATTTAAAAGGACGTTTAAAATGTTTTTGCATTAAGTGAAAATTACCTACTGTCATTACTGGTCCACGATCAATGATTATACGTTGTGGCCAATCTTTATAATAAGTATCAAACACAGAATCTAACACATTGTCTAATGATTTATAATCTGGATAATTTAAAAACACATCAGTTTGTTTTAACAAATGTAAGTCTTTCATTATCTCTAATGTAATAGAGTTAGGTGTTGCAGCTATCTCAGGATTCTGATTCATAATACTTGCAAACAAAGTATTACCTGATCTAGGTTGTGCTACTAAAAAGAATAGTTGTTTATTTTTCTTTGGCTCCGAGGTCACTGGTCAATTGTTCTTTCTTGTTGTAAATCATTTCTCCTGATTTTTTAACTCTTTCTATAGTTTGTAATTGTCCAAGTACATTAAACACTTCTGGCTGACTTGAGCCTGATGTCAATGTCTCTGCTTTGTTTTTCATAATTAAATGATATGAATCTAGTTGGTGTCTGTTAACATCTTGTGTATTAAAAGAACCATCATCAAATTCTTTTTTAAGAGTTGACCATAGTTTAATTTCTCTCATTCTGTCACGTGCTACTAACTGCATGTTAGCAACTGAATAAGTTTTTTCATCTATGTCTATTTGAAGTAATTCTCTTTTTAACTCGTCTTGTTCAGTCTCAAGTTTTTGTTTCAATTTTTTTAATTTAACTTCATTACGTCTAGCATCAAATGATAGGCTCATTAAGTTTTCTAAAAATACGTTTTGTTCTCTAACACACTGCCAATACTTTGAAGCTTTAGTTGGATACTTTGCATCTTGTAACACAGACATTCTCATTTCTGTCTCTGTTCTAAATACTTGTTTCTTGGTCCATGTATCTCTAAGTTCACCTGTTAGTTCTTTGAACTCTTTAACATCATTTGGATCTAATAAATTATTTAAACTTGGTGCTTCTTTTTCTATTAACGCATGTATGTTTCTTTTTTCTGTCATATTAATTCCTTTCGATTCTTTATATATAACGATTATTAACTAGTTGTCAATGTCGAAGCAGTTGCAGTTCCTGCAGCTGACTCATCCCATTCTTCAACACTTATGGCAGGTGATCCTCCACCAATAGCAAGACAAGAACCAGCATCTCCTGAGTTATCTGTTGATTGGCTTTGAGTCATATTAGATCTACTTTCCATAGCAGTACCATTATAAAAAAATGTACCAGCAAGTAAACCTGAAGGAGATCCTCCTTCACCACCATAAAATAAAGCAGAGGTTTGTGTTCCTCCTGCAGCCATAGCAAATAAAGGTGAAGTAGGTACATCACCACCTGCACCCCAACTACTACCATTCCATTCTAATGTAGTTTTGTTTGGAGCACCACCTGCTAAAACGAAAGCTGAAGAATTTCCAGCACCAGCGGCACCGAATCTTCCTGCTGGTAAATTTGATATTGCTGTCCAACTGCTTCCATCATATTTTAATGCAGTTACATTTGGAGCACCAAAACTACCACCAAAAATAGAATCTGTTTGTGTACCATCACCATAACATTCTCTTTGAGGTGTAGGTAAATTTCCTCCACCTGTCCAACTTGTTCCATTATATTCTTCTGTTGTATTAGTGTTATCTCCAACTCCAGGACCTTGAAAACCTCCCCAAGTTAAACCTGCAGTTAAAGTTCCACCTGAACCTGCTGATATTCTACCTGTGCTTAAAGCTCCTCCTGCTGTCCAAGATGAACCATTGTATTCAATTGTTGGAGTATCTGGAGTGTAAGGAGCACCTGGGTTTGATCCTCCTGCATAGTAAGCTGCACTTGTTGTTCCACTTTGTGAAACAGAACCATTATCACGAGTCCCTGGTAAATTAGTTGATGCTGCCCAAACACCTGTTCTTGGTGATAAAATGCTTGAATTGTATTCTTCGGTAGCTGCTGTAATACCTGGAGTGCCACCACCTGCTACAGCTCCTGCTGTTCCAGAACCAAAACCAGCAAAATATCTTCTAGCTGTTGCAAGAGTTGCTGGAGATGTTGTCCAATTAGTTCCATCGTATTCTTCTATAGAAGAAACGATACTAGGATCTTGATCGTCTCCACCTGCAATTACTGCATGTGTTTGTAATCCAAAACAAGCTAAAGCAGATCTTCCTTCAGTAAAAGAATTTCCACTAGTCCAACTTGATCCATTATATTCTTCTGTAGCTGCACTTCTTACAGGAGTTCCAACGCTTCCACCTACTGCTAATGCTAAAGTTTGAATTCCACATCCTGCTAAATATTTTCTACCTGTATTTAAAGTTCCACTTGATGTCCAATTAGTGCCATCATATTCTAAACTTTGAGTTCTTATAGGACCAGGAGGGTCTCCTCCAAAAACTAAACCTGCAGTTTGAGTTCCTGCAGCTCCTTGAGATCTTTGATTACCTGGAAGATCAGTTACTTCAGACCAAGTTGATCCGTTATATTCTTCTACTTCTGATTGATCTCCATTACCATGATCATATCCTCCAGCTCCAACAGCTGCAGTTTGAGTTCCAAAACCACATCCATAACCTCTACCAAGATTCATGTTTCCACCATTTGCCCAACTAAAACCATTATATTCTTCAGTAGCTGTTGTATTTGTTGTTGCTGGACTAATTTGTCCACCAAAAACAATTCCTACTGTTTGAGGACTAGCTCCTCCTCCAGAAATACCTGATCTAGCAGTAGCTAAAGAACCACTTGCTGATGTTGCTTTAATTTGTACTAATGCTTTGTTTGCACCTGAAGTCGAGTTATACCACACCTGTCCCTCGGTTGACGAATCTAACGTCGGATCCGAAGTTAAGTATCTTACCCTTGTACCATGTATACTCTCGTATTCAGCCATTTATAAATTCCTTTATGGGAGAGTAATATCAGTTGGTCTTAGATTCATATCTGTTTTTTGCTCTGCAGGTAAAGCGTCCCATGCAGCTTGTGCAGCTTGTACGTCAGCTGTAACAAGAGCTTGAGCTTCTGCTTTAGTCTTTTCAACACCGTTCTTTTCAGCTAACCACATTGCGCCTTTTTCGTTGTTACCAACGACCCAAACGTCTGCAGGATAACCTCTAAGAAAAAATGCTCTTCTGTCTTCTGCAGTAAAGAATCCTTTTCCAGTGTTTGTAGCAGTACCATATATAAATAGTGCCATAATGTTTACTCCTTTGTTATTCTTATATAGTTAATCTTCTTCATTATCAACTAGTTGTTATTGTTTTAATATTTAATGCTGATGTTTCAGGATTAAATTCTTCTGTTCCTGTTTGAGCAGGACCACCACCAAAAGCCATTGATCCAGCTTGAGTTTCTCCTAATCCATCTAATGAGTATCTTGCTGTTCCTAAATTAGCGGATGTTGTCCAAGAAGTTCCATTATACTGTTGAGTCATAGCAATAGGGGCTACGGGACCTTGTCCTCCCAT